TTTCCACTAAGCTTTCGAACTATGCTTGAATATCCCCTTATGCCCATGAACACTGGTGCTAATCCCGAAGCTTTCCACTAAGCTTTCGAACCCCTGTCTTCTCAATCCCTTGATTCTCAGGCTTTTCTCAGCCCGTTTTCGAGCAGTCTTTTTTTAGGTACCATTTTTCTTGAAATTCAAGGAGCTTTTTTCTTTCCAACTCAGTTTGACGCCTACTCTCCCAACGCTTGCGAGCATCCTTGGCGTTTTTAGGGCTGGGAGATTGCTCGCGTCTTCATTTTTCGAAAGCATAGTGGAAATTCGAAATTATCCGTGGGAATAGACTTGTAGAGGGTCTATAATGCACACGCACGGAATATCAAAACGGCCTGTCGCCTCTAGCATACGGCCGATACTTATATCTTACTTTTTTTCCAAATACAACACAACCGCGATTTGATCCACCCTGTAGAAAATCACCACTCAAGACCTCACTCCTTTCAAGTCGCTATTATAAATATTAAAAAACCGACCTCATTCTCTTGCGAATGAAGTCGGCTCTCCACTCTGTTTCCTGCATCAAGAACCGAGGCAGTCATCCTTTCGCTTGATCCAATCGCTCACTCGCGCGATGAATCATGGCAGTCAAGCTTCTGCCCTCGCCTTACCCAAGGACTGCCGAATAGCGGCCATGCAATTCTTGCACCGCGACTGCGATGTCTGCCTGCGCTTCTCTTCCTTTGTCCGTCTGCCAGATCAAGACGTGCTTTCCTTCTATCTTCCGCTCCAACTGTCCTTTTTGCACCATCTTGTCAACCAACCGCGTGATCGTCGACGGCGTCATATGCAGCAGCTGCGACAGTTCCGTTGGCGTGACCTCTCTTTTTCGTTCACAGCCATCAACAAAGTGGCGTACGTCGGCGAAAAGGAGCGTTCTGCTTTTCCTTTTTCCTCATGACGGACCATGCCAGAAAGCAGCTGGAGCTGTTATTTCCCAGTCAATCGGATGGTTAGCGCACGCCTTCGGTGGCCAGAGCAGGATTCAGGGCATGCTTGACGTATTCTTCGGCGCTGTGCTTGATCTGTTCCTCCGACGCCTGCATCATACCGTGGAATCTGAACGGCGTAAGGTACTTCATTCCCGTCAAATTCGCCATCGCTTGCAGCGGCGTCGTCAGCTCGGCGATCGTGAAATAGTTGTGAGGAGATTAAGTACGCGATTCGCTGCCTTAACATGCGGCGTCGTCAGCTCGGCGATCGTGAAATAGTTGTAGCCATCCCGCTCGTAGGCTTGCTCCGGTCCTCCGACGGAAATCGCCAGCAAAAATTCCTTGTTGTGCAGCTTGTTTCCTTCGGAGCCGTACGCCCAGCCATACGTCAAGACAACATCCTGCCACTGCTTCAACAGCGCAGGCGTCCGCTTCCTGCTTCATTCTTTCTACCCACGCTTTATTTACGCGCGATTCGTTTAAATGGGGGTGAGCCACAATGACTAATGTTTTCACCACTAGCGTTGCATTAATCTTTTCAAATCATTCAATATCCTCGTAATGCAGAAGTACCAATGGGCAACCTTCCGAAAAACCAAGGCGGGAATCAAGATTCATCTTCGTCTCGTATTTGCCAATCAGGAGGATGTGTATCCTGATAAGATTTCCCTTACGTATGCCAAGTCTAATGACCGCACGCAAATGGAATCGCTGATTGACGAGATCGGAGCCATGTACGTCTTTGATCGAGAATACGTGGATTACGAAAAGTTTGATGAATACACGGACAAAGGCATCTTTTTCGCTTCACGTCTGAAAGATAACGCGGAAATTCGCCATCTCTATACTTTCAAAATACCACCAGAAAGCTCTGTTTTATCGGATTCCATGATCTTGCTTGGAACGCCACAAAAACGGGTGGATAACGTGTTGCGACTGATTGAGACGCTGGATTCGAAAGGAAATCGTATTCGAATCATTACGAATCGCTTCGACTGGGAAGCAGATGAACTCAGTGACATCTATCGTTGGCGCTGGCAAATAGAACTGTTTTTCAAGTGGATGAAACAGCATGTAAAGATCAAGAACTTCTATGGCACGAGTGACAATGCTGTAAGAAATCAAGTCTTTCTCGCTCTCATTGCCTACTGCTTGTTGCTCCTAGTCAAACTGGGAAAAAACGGTCCGCACAGTCTGTTGCAAATCAGTAGATGGCTGAAAGTTTTTCTCTGGCAAACGTTCGAGCAATGGTTTGGACGAATGAATTACCAATCCAGACGAACATCAAGAGGGCGACAGAAAAGGAAGTGGATGTTGTTTGTTGTTGTCACCGCTGGAGTAAATGTATAAAACTACCAAATGGATAGTGGCTACCTTTTGGTTGGTTGCTGCCCTTTTTGATTACGAAGCTGAAAAATTACATTCAGAATAATCAGTCAATAATCCGATTCATCTTTTATGCAACGCTAGTGGGTTTTCACAGAATATGCTCCTTTGTTCACATATTGTTTGTACATACAAACTACATTACTATCTTTTTGACGCCAACTAACAAACTGTAAGTCCAATCCGCCTTTCCGTGCTCCAGACGCTATCTCCTCCGTGCGTTCTCGAAAAGGGAAAAGCCAACTCCATCCCTCACCAGGATGAAATCGGCTCTCCCTTGGTTCCTTCCCTTTTTCCCTGACGCGCCCCTCACGTTACTGCTTCCTTCTTCCCAAAAAACGTCCGAAGCGCCTTGTAAACCTCGCCCTTTTCCCGAATCACGCAATGCAGGAACTTGGGCTCCTTGATGTGGCGATACGCTGACATGAGTGTTGAGTGCCTGTTATACTGGTTGACCTCTCCATAACCGAACATGTTGCATCTCTCCATGAGCTCTTTGACCAGCTTCACGCAGCGCTCGTTGTCGGATGTCAGGTTGTCGCCGTCGGAAAAGTGGAACGGGTAAATGTTGTACTGGGACGGCGGATAGCGGCTGTCGATGATCTCCAGCGCTTTTCTGTAGGCGGAGGAACAAATCGTCCCCCCGCTCTCGCCTTTCGAGAAAAAGGTGTCCTCCGTCACTTCCTTCGCATCTGTATGGTGCGCGATGAAGACGATTTCTACTTTTTCGTACTTCGTGCGCAGGAAACGAACCATCCAGAAGAAAAAGCTGCGGGCGATGTACTTTTCGAAGACGCCCATACTTACGCACGTTTCATAATTAACTAAATTTGTATTTGAAGTCTACAGCGATTTCCTCACCGTCAAACTTGATTTCGTTGATAACGTCATGCAGGAAGTCCCGCAGCTGCCTGGTGGTAAAGCTTCGCAAATCCTTGGCCGATTCACGCAGCTTTTGCAGTACCGATTTATCGTTTTCCGATTGAAGGTGCAGCTGCTTTTGGTGCTGGATGAATTGGATTTCCTTTTCGATAAATTCAGCCTGGCCTTTTAGTTCCATCATCTGTTGCGTGTAGCTTTCTTCGGTGAACAAGTCCCGTTGTGCGAATAAGTCCCGCTGGTCTTTCTGAATCTTTTCCTTTTGCTTCATCCTGGCTTTAATGTCCATTTCGATTTTTTCCAGCACATCGTCCTTGCCCTGGTCAACCATGTATTCGTCCAGTTCCAGCGAATCAAAATGCCTTTGGACTACCTCAATGACATGCCCCTCTATCACGTCTGCATTGACATTCGCCACGTCACAGGCACTTCTGCCGTACTTGTGGTAGGTCTTGCAGATATAGTACCGGTATTCTTTGTTGTTATGCGTTCGCTTCTGGCATACCATGCCTTCCCCGCACTTACTGCAAACCAGGATACCCGTTAAGGGGTGATACGCCCTACGTGGCGTTCTGTGGTGGCTTCGTTGGTTCAAAATCTGCTGCGCCTTGTAGAATGTTTCTTCATCAATGATCGGCGGGTGAGCATTTTCGATGATTGTCCATTCTGCGTCTTTAATTAGCCGCTGGACTTTCCGCTTACTCATTTTCCCTGTGTCGTCATACGTTCTTTCTAGTTCATTTCGTCTTGTTCCGTACACCACGCAGCCGATATACGCCCGATTGGTCAGCACATTGTTGATCGTTTTTCTGCTCCACAGATTCCCGTTCTTCGTCAATAAGCCCTGGGCGTTCAGCGTTTGGGCCACCTTGAACGTCCCCAGCCCTTCGGTGGTATACAATCTGAAAATCAGTTCGGGTATGCTCCGCTTTTCTTCGTCAATGACCAGCTTTTTTGTTTCGCTGTTCACTTTATAGCCTATCGGCGGTTCCCCGTTCCACTGCCCCCGTTTCGCTTTCTGCTTCTTCGCACTACTAACCCTAGCAGAAATTTTCCGGCTTTCTTGTTCCGATAGCACAGAAAGAATATCGAATGTCAGGCTGTCTTTGTTAAGGGAATCGTAGTTGTCGTTTATCGCAATCACACGGACGCCGTACTGTTCAAATGAGCCGATGATTGCAGGGTTTTCTTGTTTGTCCCTTCCCACACGGCTGATTTCCTTAAACAGAATCACATGGAATTTCTGCTTCTTGGCGGCTTCTCTGGCGTCCTTCATGGCCTGCCGGTCAAACACGCTTGTATAGTAGCCAGAAACGGCTTCATCAACAAAAATCAATTCTTCGTCATACTCATAATTGGGGCCTAGCCGTTGTATGTACTCCTTGGCCTGGCTTATCTGGTTTTCGATGGAATCCCCTTGCTTGTCCGTACTGACACGGGCGTAAATCGCACACTTGACTTTTTTCATTTGCGGCCTCCTTTCTATGGTTAATTATGCCACACCTACAACAAAAATAGAAGTACCTTAATTAACCAAAAAGCGACATATTTCTATGTCGCTTCCTTCACTTCTTCGGTTTCTTCTTTGGGTACAATCTTCACGCTTACGTCCATACCCAGGGTTTCCTTTGCGTATTTCTTTATCCATTCGGCGTACCAGTCTCTAATGTGTACGTCACCGTAAGTTACTTTCACCTTGAAAGCCATACGCCCTCCCCCCTCATTAAAAATCTATGCGGGGCCGCTTGTCCGTTTTTCTAATGCGTCCCATATTTATTCCTGGCCACGCCTTCTACGTTCCAGGCGCTTCCTGGCCTTGTCCATCGGATGCAGGAAGTCGTCAAGCGTCAGCTGCCTGTACGTCTTATCGCATCGGTAACAATGCCAGGCCCCACGTTTACGGCTGTTTATGCCAGGCCGCAAGTACGTCATTTTATGGCCACAGTCTAAGCAGTTCATTCTTTCCTTTCCCCTCTCTATCAGTCCCAGCCGTTCGCCTGGCGTACTTCATGCCGCAGCTGCGCCGGTATCGGGCTGCTTTGGTTACAAAAGCCGCATACGATACGTTCCCAGTCCAGCAGGATACTTTCGGCTTCGGGTGATTTCATAAAGTGTGGCGTTCCGCACACTTCGCAGACAAAAGCTAGTACGCCGTGTTTGATTTCGTCACCGGTTGGCGGGAATGTGTTTTTTGCGTTTTGTACACCGAATGGTCGGCGGGCCTTCGGCGTGGCATCCTGGCCACTTTCAGCCGCAGCAATCGGGTACGCCGGTTCGTGGGCCAGGTCAGTCTTGCAGTTCGGGCAGGGCCACGCCCCGCCTTTTTCGTTGCTGAAAGATTCTGTCTTGCAGTTGGGGCAATATTTTACGAACATGGCCGGCCCCCTATTCAGCCGGTGTAAACCGCACAATAGTAACCTTGCTGCGGTCTATCCAATCGGGCAGCTGCGCTATCCCGTTCTTAGCCGTCCCTTCTGTCCAGTACAGGGCTTTCGGCACTTTCTTACCCCGTTTTACCGGCTTATCGTTCTTTGTCCACCCTTCGTACTCTTTCCAACGAACAAGGTTCATGGGCTGGCCATCATAGTACAGTACAAAACATTCGGCTTTTTGCTGTTTGATTTGCTCCCGCTCTTTTACCCGTCCCATTTTGCACCCCTATTCCCTTTCATTCCATCCCGTGTATGCCCTGGCGGTCTTACGTTGGGTCGGTACGCCGACGGTTTTTCTGATTTCGTCTACATAATCGCCCAGGTATGCTACGGCTTCTTCTAAATCGGGCAGCGTAGCGTGTGGCATGACTACCACGGTGTTTGTAGCCAGTACGCCGGTACTTGCGGCGTAATGAAGCAGCAGGCTTTCCAGGCTGTCGCTGTTCATGGCATCCAGGGCAGCTACGCCGTTGATAAATGCCGGCAGATAGTACGTTTTGTCGGCGTACTCTTCCTGTGCGCCTTCCAGTTGTATCTTCTGTTCTAGGAACGTAAGGCGGGCCGTAAACGGTATCGGCCCTTCCTTCGGCCCTGCCGCCTGCGGCGGCTCAACCATCGGCAAGCCTGGAAGCTGCGGCTGCTCGTACCATACTTTGATATGGTCGTACTGCTTGCTTGTCCCCAGGTCTATAATAAGGTCGTTCTGTGTATGGTAGTCCTGGCCAGTGGCCAAGATTACGGCGTACTTATATGCTTCTTCCAAGCTAATGAACATGGGTAAATCTATTACGTAGGCTTGCAGGCCCTTCTTAATTTCTGCTTTTATCACGTTGGCCGCCCCCTTCCGTGGTATGCCACCCAATAGCCAGCTGCGCCGAACCTTCTGTCAATGGTGTATTGGCCAGGCCGATTACGGGCCGTACTTTCCCTTTCAAGTGGGCCGGTACTAGGCTTAACGCCTTTTCCTGGAAGTACTTAATAGCTGTGCCGGTCAATGGGCCAGGGTAGGCGTTCATTTCCCTGGCTATTTCGTTGTTAATCCGTTGTAATGTTCGGGCTACTTCGTTCATCCTTCTGCCCCCTTTAACTGCGCCATGTATGCAGCTTTCTGCTCGTCCTCAATCCGTACAGGCAATAACAGTAAATCCCCATCAAGCAGAGTAAAGGGGCTTGTAGAATTTAATCCTTGTGCAACCATTCCTGTAGGATTCTTTGCAGCCATCCCTAGGTAATCTTCGTTTAGAAAAGCCAACCCGTTATTGATACGAACAAGGCGTAAATCATTCTTTTCTGTTTTTAATAAGAAGTTAGTTACTTGTGCTGGCGTATCGTATTGCTTTTCCATAATTTTTGAAATGTCCGGCCCGTTGTCCGATATTGATTTTCCAGAGTAATTTAATGATTCGCCTTCATTTATCACACGGCCAAATATCGAAACAAGCTGGGACAGTACTTTCGTGTCCATGCGGTCGGTACGAAGTGCCCAATGACTGTTAGTGACGTAATGCTTACCGTCTTTTACTTGCCAGATTAAGCGTCCTTTCTCTGACGCTTTTATTTGTTTAACAATCGCAGGAACATTCATACGGTTCATTTTGTTTCCCCTCTCTTTTTCACAATCCATACCTGGCGTTTCTGTCTGCCCCATTCCAGGGCTGTGTCCAGGTCGTCAAAATATAAGTCAATGTGCCGGCCATTTACGCCCCCGCCCTTGTCCTCTACGATTCGTTCTCCCAGGCCTTCTATGTAGACAATCGTTCCTGGCGGTAGTACGTCCCAATCGGCGGCAATCGTGCGGCCCTGGGCTACTTTCGCGCCGGTTGCGGTTATCCCGTAGCCTGGTTCACCTGGGCGCTTTTGGGTGGATTCATAGCCGGCGGTGAAGCCTGTTATAGTAAACGTCCCAGCATGTATCCTAGTAATTGGGCTACGCTTGACACTACCGCCCCTACTAGCCAGCCTTTGCTGAAAGCTGTTTTCTTGTCTTTCAGCAGCTTTTGAATGTAAGCCGCCTGGTGGTTGATTACCGTTTGATCGGCTTCCCGTAGGCCCCGTTCCTGTTCCAGCTGCCGGTGCAGCGTTTGTACTTCCGCTGCCAGGTCTGCTACTTCTTTCAAAATGCCCATTCGTTCCATTCCCTTCTTGCTCCCCATTGGCGCTCGTAGTGGCTTGTCGTGGTGCTTGCGGGGGGTCTTGTATTTTTTCATGGTCATACCCCAGCCCCCAATACGTGGCTAGGTAGAAGGCAGCCCCGACAAGCACCGCCCCTACTGCTAGCTGTTTTTTCATTCCGGCCCCCTTAATGCGTTCCTGGCAATTTCCCCAAAGTACCCTTCTGCGTCTGCCAGCTTTTCCAGGGCCTCTGTGTAAAGCAAAAGCTGATTGTTCAGCCTATAGGTCGTTTCTTCCGCATCGTTCCGCTGCTTTCGTATTCCTTCTAGCTGCGTCCGTAGTTCCTTGTTTTCTTTTTCCAGTTCGTCATACATGCGGCCCAGGCCCAGTACCGTGTCCCGCAGCCGGTTATTCTCTTTGGTCAGGTATTTCAGCCCGTCTACGGCTTCTTCCAGGGCCATAGCGTTCCAGTCGTACCCGTCAGCTGCGTCTATGGTTTTGCCGTACTTGTCGTAGCCCTTGTCGTCCTGGGCGTCTACCACTCTGGTAAACAGGTCAATCACTTGCTGGGATACCTTCGGGCGTTCGGTCAGTTTTCTTTCCACGGTGCTTCCCCCCTAAAAACCTACTTTGCTGCGGTACACTTGTAGGGCGTCTACCATTCGGCTAAATTCCACCCTTACCGCCTTCATGCGTTCTTCTGCCATTTGTTCGGCCATGCCCTTTGCCATGACTTCTGCCATACGTTCGGCCAGCTGCCTTGCCTTCTGTGCCGCTAGCCGTTCAATTTCTTCCTGGGTCTTTTGCGCTTGTGCCGCCGGCAGCTTGCTTGATAGCCATTCTTCGGTGCTAAATGGCGGGCAGCCGTAGTTACATGAGTACCGGCGCTTTATTACGCCGTTACTTAGCTGGCCGCTCTTTATCAGTTGGGCCGTTCTTCCGCAGCTGGGGCATTTCATACGCTATTCCCCCCGCTTTATTGGCCCGTGGCGTTGATCTCGCCGTAACGGACTGACTACCCAGGCAAGTACCAGAGGGTTAAAATCCCCTGGCTTGTGGTTCTTCGGTTGCACAGCAATTACACCGACCACCCGCCCCTTTGGGTTCTTTTGTCGTAGGGTGGCAAGCCGTACCCGTGTGATTGGTTTCATGGTTTTGCCCCCTATTCTGACCGGTTGATACTTGCCTGGCTGTTGAAGCCGTCGGGGTATCGCTTCCGCAGCTTTTCAATGTTGGCCGCAGCCACTTCTTCCAGGGTCGTTCCCAGCACTTCGCAGCCCAGGGCGATATACCAAAGCTGGTCGCCCAATTCTTTAGCAAGGGCCTGCTTGTCCAATTCATGGCCCTGGTGCAAATGCTTTTTAATCATGTCAGCCACTTCCCCAGCTTCACCCGCCAGGCCCAGGGCCACGTTTGTTAGCTGCTCTTTTTCATCAAGCGCCTTGTTCGCTGTGACAAGCGCCAGGCGTTGGTATTCATTCAGATTCATAATGGGTTCCCCTCTCGTTTGTTGCGTTTCGCAACAACATAGGTATAAGAAAACAAGCCTAAAAGGGATTACGATACCCTTTTTTGCTCAAGCCATTTATTTACGTCCATCTTGTCGCCCCAGCTGTATCCTACGCTGGGTTCCGCTTCTACCGGTACTGGGAAGTCGGGTATAGGCGGCTGTTCCATAATGCCCTTGATAAAGTCTTTTGCCCGTTCTACTACGTCTGGATCATCGTCCATTTCAAAAATGATTTCGTCATGGATTTGGGCAATCATATCGGTATGCCCGTGTACCAGCGTCAGGCCTTCCAGCGCTGTGGCTTCTGCCATATCAGCCGCCAGGCGTTCAAAGTATACCGCTGTGTCTTGCCCAATTTTGTCATACACCTGGTTCTGGCATTTCTTCATAACGTCAGCTGCCGTACCTTGAATCGGCGTATTACCGGCCCGTCTTTCGTCACTGCCCCTGTCGTATCGGTTGGCACTGTTGATATGCGGCAGCATACGAATGTAGCCGTAAATCGTGTTCACCCATCCTTGTTCCCTGGCTTGCAGCACAATTTCCCGCTGGTACTTAGGGATATGGTTATAGGCTGTCTTAACGGCGTTGACTACCTTAGCGCAGTAGTCCAGGGTTTTCCTCATGCCGTAGTCTGTCTTGTACGTTTTTTGTAGGCTGTGTTCCGTACCGCCGTAGGCAATTCCAAAGTTTGCGGGCTTGGCGTCCGTCCGTTCCACTTTGGTTACTTCTTCTTCGGGCTTGCCGGTCAGTTCGGCAGCCGTTTTGCGGTGCATATCCCCGCCGGTGCGGAAAATCTCAATCATTACTGGGTCGCCCGACTTCCACGCCATGATACGCAATTCAAAGCCCGAAAAGTCGATAAAGAACATGATTTTGCCAGGGCCAGGAATGTAGAAGCTGCGTATTCTAAATTCGTCATTGTCCAGGCGTGGCACGTTCTGGCCGTTCGGGTTGAAGCTGTTAAGGCGGGCCGTTTCTGTCCACGGGCTATACCCTGCGTGAATCCTGCCGCTTATTTCGTTCAAGTACTTTTGCCGGCCCACAATATGGCTGGAAAGCAGCGTAGTGTACTTTTGAATCTTGTCCATTTCGGCAATAAGGGCCAGGGCAGCATCTTTGTATGGGTGTTCCTGGCGCTGCGCTATCCGTACTGCGCCCCTGGTTGCTTTGTCCAAGTTCGGGTCTTTGTCGGGGTCAATGTTTTCCCAGCCTGGGGGCAGCTCCACCGCTAGGTATTCTTCTTCGTCCAGGCTTACCAGCTTGTTTTCGAGCATAAAACGCATATCTATCAGCGCTTCTTCGTCCAAGCTGGCCCCTGTCTTGCCCCACTTGGCCGCCGGCACTTTCATAAGGTCGAAAAGAACGTGCTTCACATCCCCTGTTTTGCCGGTCTTGCCTGGGTTTATCTCAATCCCGAATGTGTCCCTAGCGATTTGCTTAATGCGTTCTGCTGCGGCTTCCTGGGCGTTTTCCGCTTCCTGGCGGCGCTGTTCTGCCAGTTCCTTGTTCCAGGCCATGCCCCAGTATTCCATAAGCCCTATAACACGGCTGAATGGCATTTCGATGTTGTGCAGCCATTCGCTGTAGTTCTTATTGGGGCAATCTTCGGGCAAGGTAATCTGTTTGGCTACTTCATCCCAATACAGGTAATGTTGTAGGCCGTAGTCGCTGTCCTCTGCGGAATATACCAGCCCGTCCCCCTGGCTAGCGTCAATTTCGTCAAAGAATTGTACGCCGTGTTTAGCAAGCAGCTTTTGGAAGTCGTTCATTTCTACGCCGAATATGTTTTTTGTGGCCGGCTTCAAGCCCCAGCCGCTTGCCGGCTTCTTCGGGTCTTTGATTTTTTGCGGCGCTGCCACTTGCAGTACCCGCACCCACATTACCAATGGGTCAGCTGCTGGCATCAGAATATACTTGGCGTATTTGGTTGCGTACTTCGTTTCAAAGCTAAGGTTTACGGCAATCTTCATTACCTGGTCATTTCTGAAAATCATTCGATCAAGCGTATCCATGAACAGCTTGCGGGCTTCGTCCCTGGATAGCTGCGGTTCAAACACCTTGCCCTTTTTATGGCTGATCGGTACTACCCTGGCTTCGTGCGGTGCTGCGGAAAGGGAAGCCGTACAAATTTCGCCGCGCCACGGGTCAAGGGGCGATTTCAAGAAGGCATCCAAGCGTTCTTTGTGTTCGGCTTCCAGGGCCGCCAGCTGCTTGTTCAGTTCTTTTATCTCGTCCCCGTCACTTGAAACGTCATACACGGCTTGTACCGCTGCCTTACGTTGCCCCCAATCTTGTAGCCAGGTAGCAAAGCGCTGGCGTTCATCTTCACTTGCTGCGGTTTCCCAGTCAAAGCTACAAAGCTTGGTTTCAAAGCAGCGTTGCAAGTAGGCTTCCAGGTCTGCCAGCGTCAAAATCGCCTTGTAGTCCTTCATTTTCTGCGGCTGCGCTTTTGGCCAGATAATGTTAAACTGCCCTGGCTTCGGCTTTGCTGCAAGTTGGGCCTGCATGTTTTGGGCTGTTGCCGCCGGCGGCTGCGCTGCGGGCTTTGTCGGCACTTTTGCTAAGGTTTTAGGGCGTCCGAATAGTGAGCCTAATTTCATTTCCCTACCCCCTTCACTCTTTTTCTACAAAATGCGGCATCATACAATCGGTGCAAGCTACTACGCTTTTCGTTTCTGTCACCCTGTAAAGCCCTATAAAGTTTTTACAACCACATTTCTTGCATGTCATTCCCCAGCCCTCCTAAAAATCTTCGTTGATGTTATCGAACAGGCCCAGCTCAAAGCATTTACCAATGTAGGCGTTGAAGCGTGGCGTTTTTCTGTATCCTCCTGAAGTCATTTGTACCATTCGCATTTTGGTAAGGCGCTTAATGAGTTCCTTTATTTCTTCCTTGTCCACGGCTAGCATGGCTTCCATATCACCCAGGCGTAGGTACTTTTGCTGGGCAAAAAGCTTGATGAAGTCAAAGAATTTGCTGTCATTTTTCAGCCAGTCCATGCCCTTTAAGTTCGCCGTGATTTTGTCGTACAGTTCATCCGTCATTTCTTCTTCCCGAATGGCAAGGCGGGCGTAATAGTTCAAGCCGCAACCTGGTGCGTTATACAATTCTTTCAGATAGGCCCCGATAAATTCCACATGCCCAGGCCATACCTGGATACGTTCGCCCGATTCATCCACGCTATGCGTAAGGGCTGCCAGGGCCACCGCAAGGCGGGCCACCTTGTTACGTTGGTCAGACGGTGACACCAGCGGTACGTCTGTGGCGTTCCCGTAAATCTTGGAAAGTTCCGTGGCCACTTCCAGGATTTTTTCTATGGTATCGTCCGTAAAAATCACATGTTCGGGCTTGCGTGACCAGGCAAACAATATAGAATTTTTCAGCGCTTCGGCGTTGATAAAGCTAGGAAAGTGGCCCAGCTTTTGGTTGTACTGTTCGGGGTCAACGTCAGACGAACGCAGAAAGGCTGCAAAATCAAACCGGCGTATATCCTCATTGTTGAAAATGTCCTTTAGCACTTCCACGCCCTGGCCATAGTTGGCCAATCGTTTACCGCCTGGGGGATTCCCCGACATAACGGCCCGCACACGGCAAGGCGTTTCTGCGGTTACGGCCTTCTTTACTTCCAACTTCCCGTCCGAACGGGCCAGGGTCATTTCCCCGTATTCGTCCTTCTGAATGCCGGTATCTTCGTCAATCCATATCAGCTCTTTGTCTGATAGTGGCCAGGCCCCCCACACGATGTACCAGGCCCCGCTTGCGCCGGTCTGCTCCATTTTATAAGTCAACCCTGTACGGCTGGTACTTTCAGCGTTTACCCGTGTCCCCAGGCCGGTGAATTTCATTAGCTTGTCGATCATTTCGCTTTTCCCTGTGCCTGTGTCCCCGACAATCTTAAATTCGAGCCAGCCACGTACCGGCTGGGTGTTCCACGGCACGTTGAAACGCAAAATGCTATGGTAGGTGAGCAGTACGCCGAGAAGGGCCTCGTCCCGTTCCACGATATGGGTTACATTGTAGGTCAGGTCAGCGCATAGGGCGGCTAGCTTTTCTTCAATGGCTGCGGCGCTGTAATCTGCCGGCTGGAAAACGGCCAGCTGTTCCCTCACTGCATCCGTCAGCTTGAAGCTTTCTACCACGTCTTGCAGGGGCTTCGCATCTTGCACCAAGATGGTAGCTTCCTGGGTCTTCGGGTGGGCGAATACATAGCCGGTAATTTGGTAGTATTTGTTCTCGCTGATAGGCAGACTTCCTACGGCGTATACTTTACGCAGCACGTACTTGCCTTCGTTTACGGATTCTTCGGTGATTTCCTGCCCGTTTTCGGCCATCGGGATAACAAGCATTTCAACAATGTTTGTCTGCTCCACTACTTCGGTATTGTACTTGGTGCAGTTTGGGATTCCCGACAATTCTCGCAGGATTCCCTTGATGTTGTCGTCCCCGCTGCCAGCCATCTGAATGAGTTCCCTGTCATTTACGCCCAGGTCTTTGTACGCCGTACCCGTTGGAATATCGAATAAGGGACACCAGTATTTTTTGCAGCCCTTCCGTCCCCAGCAGTGGTACTCGATTTTGGATGGTACGATGTATGGCGTAGCTCGCATACCTGCTACCATTACGTTTGTACGTACCATGGTGTTAGCCAGTTCAGCGTTTCCCGTCTGCGAAAGGTGCAGCGTTTGTACATCCTCTTGCGCTACGTTTTTCTGCTTCACGCAAGGGCAAAGCGCACCGGAGCAGGCCACCCGATCATATTCTTTTTGTCCTGGGGTCTTTTCCCCATGCAGCGAGCGAATGAAGGCGCAGCCGAATTTGTATTCATTGTCAGGGCTGAATACGGCGTCTATTACGCTGCGGGTGTTCGCTACCCGCTTTTCTACTTCGTACTGATTTTCTGCGCTGGTGTGCTTACGTACCCAGGCTTCCAGGGCGGTTGTGGTTTCTTCCTTGCTGTGGCCAGCGTCCTTATAGTAGCAAGCCAGCTGCACCGTGGCCTGGTTTCTGTCGCCTTCCTTCTTCCATCCGTTGTTATAAATGTCTTGTACGCATACAGGCGGCTGGCCCTTCTTGAAGGTGTATTCTTCCTTCTCGTAACGGGCAGACGCCGTAGCAGCTGCTTGCTGGTATTCCTTTAGCTTGTTTTCGTACAAGTTGTTCGCCTGTACCCGTAGGCCTACTGCGTCTTTTCGTTCCTGGGACGTAAACGGCAATTCCCTGCGTGGCTGCTGGGCCATTTCCCTGATTTCGTCCAGGCTTAGGGTTTTCAGTTCTTCTATGCTTAGTTCGATCTTGTGCAGCTTGGTTTTTTGGTGTACCGAATTAGGCAGCCGCAGCATACGCCGGCTTGTGTATACTACCAGGTCAAGCGCTGTCAGTTGCAGCCGGTGTACCAGGTAGCCTGCAATATGCTTGAAAATCTTGTGCAAGTCATTACGGGGCGTAATCCCCAGCGCTTGCGAATTGATAAGGATATGGAAGCCTTTGCTGCCACTAAAGTACACCCATACGTCTGTAGGCTGTACGTCCAGTTCTTCGGTGAAGAAGTCTACCAGCTTGATAGCGTCTGCCTGGCTTATCGCTGGGTTTTGTGCGTGGTCAAGGTCAAAGTATAACGGTGCTATGTAATCTTCCCCGTCTACCCTGTCCTGGCTTGCAAAACGCTGGACAGTGGCAAAGCAGTTGAAGTTAAAAGCTTCTTCCTGCTGCCAGCGTGGTACGTCTGTGGCTTCAATCCGCTGCCACGGACTACTTTTTCCATGAACGTCTGTAAACCAGGCTTCCACGTATTTGTATTCTGGCTTGCTGCTTCGTGCCATGTTAAGCCTGCCCCCTCTATCAGATAAAACAAAGGCCGGCCCATAAGCCGGCCCCCGTTAAAAGTAGTCTTATTCTTGTGCTGGTGCTTCGTCGGTCGTGATTCCAAAATCAGCTGGATTGAACATGCCCACGGCCAGGAAGGTAAGGCCAAGCCAGCTTTGGGAAGCGTTGCTGCGGCTCTTTTTATCTTCCGTGGAAAGGCGGGTAACGATTTTGTTAATACCGGTACGGGCAGGGATTCCAGCAGCTTTTCCTTTACCCTGGAAAATCCCCATAGCCCAGCGTCCGTACTCAATCGTTGCGGTAGGGCTGAAAGACATAAGGTAAACCTTCGGGAAGTCGTCTTTGCCCAATGTTTCCACCGGCACTACGTAGGCCATGTAGCGCAGTTCAATGTCTTGCAGGCTGTAGCGTTCAGCAGCTTGCGGGTTTTGGGCCAGCCAGTCAGCTAGGGCAGCTTCGGCGTCAGCCAGTTCCTTTTCCGCAACAATCAGCATACCTTCTTCTGGGCTACCTTCCAGGCCCCACAAGCTGTAGCGCTTTTCACCCTGACCAATTACTACGTCAATCGAATCACCGTAGCATACGTTCGGGTCGTCCTTCTCAATGAAGCGCCCTTTCTTGTCCAGTACCAGCCAGTCCCCGACACGTACAAAGTCCATATCCAGCCCGTCATTGGCTTCCTGGAAGCTTTGTTTCAAGTCATTCAGTACCATCGTGATGTAGTTAGCGCCGGCGTTTGAAGCCACTACTGCTGTATTTCCTTGTACTACCAGGTCTTTGTTTTCCGTTGTCATTCCGGGTTTCCCCTCTCGTTTTTAGGAGTGATTTATTTGATGAAGGCGATTAGGGCCGCCTTCGTTACCCACGGGTGTTCTCGCCTAGCAATTTATCCAGGCTGTGTTTGAAGTATGGGCGTATCAAGTCCCACACCGCGTAGGCGTACTGGGTAATTTCATCCTGGGCGTCATGCTTCGTTCGTTCAGATATGAAGAAGGCGACACCTTGCAGGCTGGCTGTCCAGCGCCATACGGTGTACATGAAGTACATGTTTGGCAGGAACCCCCTGGCCATTTCGGGGGCTACTCCCAGGCTCATTGCGTAGTTGTACGCCTTGATGCCCTGGTAGATTTCCTCCCGCAGCTTCAAGGTTAGGAAATGCCCGTCTAATTCAGGTAACGGTTCCCCGCTGCCCTGCTTCATGTTTTCGGGTGCGCTACGCCATTCTGTCGGCCCTGGCACGTACCATTCGGGCTCTAGGGTAACGTAGCGGCGGCTGGCTTCGTTGCGGGCCGTAATCGGAAATTCCCTAAACTGGTCGCCACCCAGGGGCAACCATCCTACCGCAGCCCTCATAAATTCCCAGAAATACGGGGCCAGTTCTTCGGGTACTGCTACGCCTACCAGCTCCGCTGTATCGGGGCCATGCTCCCAACCTACGCGGTACTTAAACCATTGGCGGGCTATCATAAACGGGGCCTTTACTTCCAGCGTTACGGTAGCATGCCTGTAGGGGCTGGTATGGGCTTCCCTGGCCAAGAAGTCCAGTAGCCTTATGTCCGCTGCATTAAGCTGCTGGCTGGCCTTCATGAAGGAAGCCCTGGCCGCATTTACTGGGCTAAGGTCGCTGCCCATTATGGGGTTAATTCCGATTGTCTCTAGGTTCGTTTCTGCCAGGCTCACGTAGCCCTTGTCCAGTACGCTCACTTTCAATTTCCTTCATCCTTTCTTCCAGCAGGGCCAATATGTTTTTATGTACTTCCTCGATGCGTTTGGCCCCGATTCCCTTTACCTGCTGCATAGCCTGCGTTACCGTGCCCTGTAGTTCCTGGCAAATTTTCAGGTTTGCGTAATGCGCCCCATCAGCCCAACCGGTATTGTACGCTTGCTCGACCACTTGCTGCGCTTGTTGCGGCGTAAGGCGGACCTTTCTCGCCTGGCGTTCCGCAAGCCGCTTTTCATGGCGGCGCTGCTTACGGCTGCTACTCATGCTTTCACCCCCTCAAAATCGGTGTAATTGTGGCGAAACGCAACAATACGGGCCTGCTTTTACCACGGCATACTGCCTAGAAAATCCTCAATCATTTGCTTTTCGGTTTTGGGTTTACGTGGCAGCGTGATTCCCAGGCGCTTGTAGACGCTGCGGCGGCTTTGGTACTGCGACTGGAATACGCCTACGTTATAGTCCACATAGTCAAACCATACGGCTTTCTTGTTCGGGTTGCTTGGGTCGGGCCGCATGATTCGGCCTATCTCCTGTTCAACGGCTGCCCCGTTCTTACTATCGCTTGCGTCCCCACGTTTCGGCATGGCCATATGGCCTACGGTTAAGTGGGGCATGTCCAGGCCTTCACGGGCCAGTTGCGTTGCAAATAGAATGTCAATCTGTTTCGCCTTTGCTTGGGCCATGATTTCGGCCCGCTGTGCGCTGGTTACTTGCCAGGCAGCCATTTCATCATCCGTATACTGCGCTACCCGTACTTCCCAACGGCTTAGGCGGTTGTTATACCGGTATTCTTCTGCCAGGGCTTCCCTTACCAGGTGCTTTGCATTGGATTCCGTACCAGCAGCCCGCCAGGTGTATTGCGATATGCCCCCATGTACCACGGCCATTCGTGGCACTACGCCGTACCGTTCCTTGGCAAGCTTTTCTACCAAGTCACGCAGCACGTAGCAGTAGCGTACCGATTCGGTAATGACTATGCTGTGATTCCCTGCGGCGTTGTCCAGGATACTTTCAGCTACCAGCTTGGCCCTCTTTTCATCGGCTATTAGGTCTTTGATAAGGCCCGTGTAGTCCATATCTTCGCCACCGGCGTCTACGTTGTCGTTTTCGTTCCTGTCGCTGGCCGTGTCCTGTGAAAAGTCGGTATAGATAAACCTTACTTCTGGCTTCACCAGGCGGCCCGTTTCGTAAAGCCCGTCCCGCTTGATTTCGTACACCTTCGCCCCTACGCCTTTGTAAAGGTACATATCCATTTTGTCCTTACGGTCAGGCGTGGCCGTTACCCCCAGCATGTTCACTGCTGCAAAGCGTCCCGCTACATCAATGAGCGCTGGCGCTGGGAAGTGGTGCGCTTCGTCTATCACTACCGTACCTATCAACGGGTTAAGCGTTTCTATCAGTCTTTCATTTCGCTGCAAGGTCTGAACGGTTGCTACAATCAGCTTACCGCTGCCCCATTCCTGTTTTCCGTCCCCCAGGATTCCGACACGGCCCACGCCTTGTAGCGTTTCGTAGGCCTTTTCTACGCTTTGGTTAAGCAAGTCCACAGTATGAGTCAGCCAAAGGGCCGGCTGCTTCATTTCGTAAATGTAGCGCATTCCCATTACCGTTTTACCGCTGCCCGCCGGTGCTACCAGTACACCGCTGCCGGCTTCTACCGCAGCTGCTACGGCTGGCAGCTGGTCGTCTTTCAACTGGTACTTTGCGTTCCACGGCCCAAAGTCTACCGGCGCTACTTCTGTCTGCCTAGTGACTGTTACCTTTTTCGGGTCGATTCCCAGGCCCCTTAGTATGCCGCTCAATTCGGGCAGGAAGCCCCTGGGCGTTACAATGTCGCCCCTGTCCAGTACGTATAGTTCCAGTTTACGGGGCAGGCCGTACACTGGCTGCCGGCGCTTAATCTTTTCTACCACGGCTGGGTTGTCAAAGGTCAGGGCCTTTGTTACCGCAGCTCGTAACGGGGTTGACGCCCCCCGTATGCGAATGTTGTGGGTTACAAACACTTGAAGCAATCCAGTACCCCCCTTAAATCGAATGTTCTTTCTGCGGCTTCCAGGCGGGGTACGGCTACGGCCCATTTCCCATTCCATGCCTGCCTACCTGGTAACTGCAATTCTCGCAGTTCGTCTAGGCTGATAGATACCCGCCCTTTTTTCTTCATGTATTCCAGGGCGTATACCAGGCGTATTGCGTAGCACTCGTCCAGGTCTTTGTTTGTGTCGTAAAAGCTTACGAATACCAGGCCCACGTTCCGCTTGATAACCTGGTCAAAATCTACCAGGCCCTGTATTTGGTTAGGCCGCAGAAAATCCAGTTGGAAACTACTCTTTTTCGTGCGCTTGTGTTCAGCCAGGATATTGACGCCTTCGGCTATCACCAGTTCGTCAGCTGCCACGCTGTTGCCGCCCCCGTCCTTTAGGCGTATACGCCATAGGTTCGGCAGCAGCCGCCAGCTGCGGCGCATTTCAGCCTGGAAGTCGTCCCCACGATGCTGCGCTTCCTTGTTTTTATTCCGTAGGGCCATCTGCTTCTTGTCCACTAGTAGGCCCACCCACTACCTGCATACTGGGCCTCGTATTTTGCACGACAAGCAGGGCATACTCGATTTGCAAATGCCAGCCCTACAGTAGGGCCTATCGTGGGACATTTCTCGCAGTGTTCCAGGCCGGACTTAATGTAGTCCCAGTCGTAAACCGTAGGTACTTTTACAGACAGGCGGTCTGGCCCCCAAACACATACACTCTGGTCGTATCGGTTGGCCCTGTTGCGAGCGTAAACCACGGCGGTAAAGCCCTCTTTTCCCAGCCTGGCGGCCGTTTCTACGCTTTCGGTTTCGTAAATCGGCTCTATATCCCAGCCATCGGCTACCGCAGCGTCCCGCCAGGCTTTTACTTCTGCCAGGTTCATATTTCCGGCCCCCTTACCCCTGCTTCGCCATGAAGGTGAGCATGGCCGCCTGTAAATTTGCCTTCGCCTGGATAGCGTCAGCTGCCGCTTTGACGGTTTGCCATTTGTCGCTTGCCTGGTAGTACTTCACTTCCAGGGCGCTAATGTCGGCTTCCACAAGGGCCAGGGCCTTACGCTGTTCTTGGCTGGCCATCTTGCGGTACGCTTCCCTGGCGGTTTCGTTGGTCAGGTACACCTTTTCGCCGCCGGCTACTTCGGCGTATGCGCTTTTCCCTTCGCCCTTGATGTTCATAATGGCTTCCGATTCGGTCAGGTCAACGTCCGTTTTCAGCGTGGTACGTTGCTTCACCAGGTCGGCCTTGTTGCCGTAGGCTTCTTCACGGGCTTGGCCAGCGTTAATCACGTCCTGGGCCGCAGCGTCAAGCTGCTGTAAGGTCATTTGCAGTTCTTCGGGTTTAAGGATATTGATATACATGGTCATTTTGTGTTCCCCTTTCGGATTCGGTTGAATGGTTTGACTACCAGGAAGTGGCCGCCAGTGAAAGTGCCGTCAAAGGCCTGCTGTATCGTGTATGTGCCGCAATTCGGGCAGCTTATCTTACTGGTAAGGTTTGAGTACCAGCGGAAGCCCATAGCTTCCAGCTGGTCGTCTGTTTCGGTTACGTGGCCACAATGCCCGCAAGTGTAGTGCTTCATATCGGCCGTTCTCCGTACCATTTCTCAAGCATTTCTAGCGTTACGCCTTTATCCACCAATGTTTGAATAGCTTTCATTACTTCTTCGTCTTTCAAAATATCGCTATTCATTGCAGCCCCCTCCTAAACTACTTGCTGTTCGATTTTTGCCAGGGCCAGCGCCACTACTTCGGGCGCTATGCTTTCCCGTTTGGCTATCATTTCTACCATCTGTTCCACGTTCACGGCTACCGCTTCGCCATCGTTCCCCTGTATCAAGGCGCTAAACTGTTCCATAGCGTATTGCCGCTTCTGTTCGGCTTCCAGGCCGCTGCGGTCAAGTATTTGGCTGCCAGGCTGGGCGCTTTCCAGGGTGATTGCTTCCAGGTCAAAGCCCTTCTCGTAGTTTTCGGGGTCTACTGTGATAAGGGCCGCCTGTATGGGCCGTTCCATTTCGGTTACACTGGCGCTTAATCGGGTCAGGCTGCCCAGGTTTACAAACGTCCTACCGTCCTGCCGGTGAAATATTCCAAAGCCGGTATGGTCATGGCCGCAGAATACTACGTCTGCTTCCGTTTCTACTTCTTGTACCAGCGTGTAACGGTCAAAGGGCGGCGTATGGTCAAGCAGCATACCGTGGCTTACGTGAATCTTGAATAAGTCGCTGCGTTCCGCTGCTTCCCCTTCGGGGCTGTACCCGTAGCCGGCTACGTCCATCTTGCCGCTGTACGGCGTAAAGGTCAGCTGTACCAGGTCTTTGATTACTACCGCTTCGCTGGGGTCATTGATTACCCGCAGCTGCGGTACGAGCATTTCCAACAAGTGAAGGCTGGTACGGTAGTACGTTTCCAGGTTGTAACTGGGTAGGTCATGGTTGCCGGCTGTCGTGAAAATCGGCACAGGGCTTTGTCTGAACAGGTTGACAAAATCCAATAGTACGGCAATTGACACCTGATAACTGTCGAACACATCCCCAGGGCAGATAATTGCGTCTACCTGGTGTACCTGGGCCAGCTTGAAAACTTCCTGCATCTTTCGTTTTAGGGCTAGCGTGTAATCGTCCAGGCGGTTGCGTGGGCTTGTCCCCCTGGCGTGAATGTCGCCTACTTCCAGCAGTTTCACTACCATGCGTCATTCCCTCCCTTTCGTTATAGGCCTGCTACTGTGCCCGCGTCTAAACATAAGCGACATGACTTTTTCCGTTCCGCTGGCTTACCTCTATGGACACGTCCCCGATTTCGGCCAGGTCTTTGTTGTGGGTAATCAATACAATCTGTCGGCCCAAGTTTTGGCTGTACTGCCTCAAAAAGTACGCCACGTTTGGGGCATATTCAGCGCTTACGTGCTTCCCTACTTCATCCAAGAATAACGGGCCGGTTACGCCGGTCAGTTCCCCGATTGCAAGGCGTAGGGCCAGGCTTACCACATCAGCTACCCCGCCGCCCCGATCATAGTCAGGTGGTTTCAGCTGTGTTTTGACGCCTTCTGATTCAAGCCAGTATTCCGCTACCGGCTGGCTGCCCTTCACGTCCAGGGCAATTGTAAAACGGTAATCCTTGCCGAATACCACGCTTAGGGCACTGGTTACGATTTCTTCCATTCGCACTTTGGCCCGCTGCCTTGCGTAGTCACTGGTTTTCTGCAACAAGATTTGCACTTTATCGTATAAGCCCAGCTGCTTTTCGGCTTCTGCCTTCCGTTCTTGGGCATCTTCCTGTTGTTGCTGCAATAAGTTCCGCTGCCCTTCCATAGCTGCCAGCTTATTTGCCAGCTTCCGCAGGTCAATTTTCACCTTTTGTAATTGGTACATCTTCTTCACCTTCCCCCGTGTCCTTCCAGTCCCAGGGCAGGGTTTTGCCGGTTGCTGTTTCCACCAGATACAAATGCCCGCCGCCGTAGCCGGTGTGATGATAACGAATGTCTACCCCCGCAGCGTCCAAGAGAGCCACAATCCTTCCGTAGACGTATTTCAGCTTGTCCATGCACTTACACCTGGGGAATCAGCGCTTCGACACGGCCTAGGTCAGTTACCACCTGGTTTTCCAGCTTAGCAATTTCTTGCTGAATAGTGTCAGGCGTTACCCCTTCCGCAGCCATTTGCTCGATGACTTCGGCCAGTTGCTTTTCCGCAGCAGCCTTTTGTGTTTCGGCTTGCACCTTCGCATTTTCTGCTTTCCGCAGATTGATCTTCGCTACTTCGATACGGTTTTTAATGTCCATCTACGTTTACCCCTTTCGAGTTCCAAAAGTCTAAAGCTTTCTGCTCGGCTACGGCCTGGTCTTTGTGATACCCCAGGCTGTGGTGCTGCCCCTGGTAGTACGGCCTGGCGTTCCACCGCTGGCTTGCCTTGTGGAAGGTCACGCCTGGTACGGTGCTTTTTGGCTTGTCACCGATTACGGTCAGGTCAACCTTTACATGGTCGGGCGTGTCGGGAATTTTCACGAATCGGGTCACGTTGCCTTCTTTGTCTACCAGCTGCAAGTTGCTTTTCCGGCAATCTAGCTGGTTCCCGTTTATCCATTCCAGGCGGCTGCCTTTCGGGATTTCGCCCACAATAACCAGGTGAAGGTACTTCTGACCGCTTGCTTTACCACTACGAGCCTTCCCATTCGATAGCCCCAGGGTGCAAAGGTCTTGCAGCTTGCCCAGATCGTCATAGTCGATAAAAGCCGGTACTACGCCCTCCCTGGTGTTAATCTGAATCATTACACTGTTGTCAGCTTGACGAATCTCATAGTAGTTTTTCATCAGCAGCCACCCCCTGTATGCGGATGGTCACATAACGGGCAAATACCGCCCGCAGCTTCCCAGGCTGCGGCTAGTTCCGCTTCCGCTATCTGTAAGCGGGTTTCTTCGGTAGCCAGGGCCGCCTTCGTGTAATCTAGGGCCATTTGCTTGCTTATGTGCGCCTGGTTCAGCGCCTTTAGCTTCGCAATTATGGCCTGTGTTTCGTCCATGCTGGCAAGCAACTGGGCAGCTTCTTCCAGGCCTTCGGATTTCGCCAGGCGGCGGTTGCAGGCTTCCAGTACCAACGTTTCGTTTTCGTAGGTGTTCCATATAAGGTCGAGCCTTGCCGCTGTTTCCTGCGTCTGTTCCACCTGGGCCAGAATGGTTATAGCTTGATCTACGCCGGCCAATAGCTCCAGTTGTTTGTCAGCAGTGTTTACTTCCTGTGTATATCGTGTGTATACTGTTGATAATGTTGTTAATTTTTCAACTCTGTTACTGTTGTTTTCCAGGCTGCATAGTTTTGTATCTGCTTCTTGCAGCCCGTGAAACTGTCTTGCATATTTTTCTAGTCTTACAATTTGTGCGGAAGCTTCGCCTAGCTTTCCGTACAAGCCTAGCAGCGTGTCGTAGCGTTGCTGGGCTTTTTCTATGTTTTCAAGGTCTTTTTCCAGGCTGGGTACTACCGCCAGTTTGTCTAGTTGGTCGGCATACTCTGTCAGGGCTGTGTTTGCCGCTGCCAGCTGGATTGTCAGCTGCCGTAGTACCTGCTGCCGGTTGATTGCTTTTTCAACCTCACTTGCTAGATATTCGCAAGCGTCCAGATGTTCCCGTAGCTTGTCCAATCCAATGAAAGCGACCATTTGTTGGTGGATTCTTTCAATGTCCTTTTCAGCGTGGCTGCGTTCCTGTCGGGCGGCGTATGTGTCCTTCGCAATCGCTTTGGCTGCAAGGTCAAGCCGTTCAGTACCCGCCAGCTTCCCTAAAATCTTGGCCCCAGCACTAGCCGTTTCGCTTATCAAAAACGGCGCTTCCAGCTGGTAAGCAAAGTTTAGGGCCGTTTCAAAGTCCCCGAACCGCTGCTTTACAATTTGCAGAGCTTCTTCCACTTCTACCGGCAATTCCGCTTTTTCAAATGCCTGGTCCATCGTGTTAAGCCGGTAAGTCGTTTTGCCTTTTCTTCTGTGCTTGGTAATGGCTACGCCATTTGTCAGAACAATTGTTACCTCTGCTTCGCCTACGGCTTCATTCACAAAAGCTTCCCCTGCCGGTTCACCAAAGGCCACCCAACGTACCGCTCGAATTACGGCCGTCTTTCCACTGTCGCTAGGGCCGGTGATTACCGTAAGCCCTGGGGCAAGTTCTATGCAGCTATCAACATGGGACTGGAAGCCTTTTAGCCGTATTGCTTGAATACTTGCCATCGTTAGGCCCCCTTACTGCCGTAGCGTTTAAGAATTTCCCTTGCCATATAGTTTTGTGCCGCCTGGCGCACTTCCCAGCCTTTCATTAACCGGCTTGCGTAAACCACCCTTACCTTCATTCTGTCTCACCCCCTTTCCAGGCGCTCTCAAACCGAAACATTGCTTTTTGTATTTGTGGCGAAACGCAACATATCAGACAAAAAAATATGTCCACTCAAATTTCAGCGTTTCGGCGATCTTCTTAGCAACGTCGGGGCTAGGCTTTCTGCTTCCGCTTTCCACTTGCGCGTAGTAAGCCCTACTGATCTGTGCAATGTCTGCAACCTCTTGCTGGGTTAAATTTGCTTTGATTCTCGCATTAACCAGCCAGCTACGTTGTGCCATCGTATCCCCCCTCCCTATTAATTTTTAAGTTCGTGTCAATCAGCAACATCGACAATATTGATTATATTGTGTCACTACGCCACAAGTCAATACATATTGTAACAATACGCAACAAAGAATTTTTGTCCTATTTTGTCGTCCCGCCGTGAAACTTGTAGCAATTAGCAACATATTGTATTAAGGCAATACTTGACGAAAATACAGTAAATACTATATTTTTATTACGATTTACCTGTTATAATTGTAGCGGAAAGCAACAAAAAGTGACCTCTAAGTGATTGCGCTATTGAATAAAAAAATTTTTGAGAAGTGGTGATTTTTCAATGTTGGCTGAAAAATTGACGGAATTGCGTAATAAGAGGAAATGGACGCAGCAGGAGATAGCGGACAAATTGGAGATTTCAAGAGCAACATACGCCCAGTATGAAACAGGGAGACGGACTCCGGATATTGACACATTAAAGAGGATTGCCAGACTTCATAAAATATCTTTGGATGCGTTACTTGGAAATGAAACTGAATTGACAGCAGACGAGAAAGCCTTTCTTGAACACTCACAAACGCTATCTTTTGAAGAGTTGATAGAAAAATATGATCTGACAGTAGACGGAAAGAAAGCATCAAAAGAAGAAATTTTAGATATGGTGGCGTTTATTAAAGCGAAACGGATTCTTAATAATGACCAAAAGTAATAAGAATGACACCTCTTTGACAATGACGGATTGTAATATGAAGT